CCAGACTCAGGGCTCTTACTTCAAGGTGACCCGCTATTCGGAAGTGAATCCGTTGGCTGAAGTGACGATGGCGGAAGCCTACGTGCAGCCGGCATTGAGCAACCGCAAGTCGCTCGTGTTCCTGAACATGGCTTCCACAAAGTGGAACGGTGGCGAGGCTGACAAGACTGCATAATCATGATGACGATTTCCAATTCATTGAGAGGCTTGACCAACTACCCGGTTCCTTCGGCCGTGTTTGACGACGCGGCCGAGGAGCAGGGCTTGGTCCCTAACGGGGAGTTGACAGCGGAGGTTAGGACGGGCAAGGCATTCAAGCGTGCCAAGGCGCGCATCTACGACTTTCTGTCCGAGGCGCCCAACGTCACCCAGGCGGGCATATCATACAGCTTCACCGATGAAGACAGGAAGCGTTTCAGACAGAAGGCCGAATCCATCCGCCTGGAGGTGGGCGGAAGCGGCAAGGGTGTGTTCGGATACCAAGGGGAGGACTTATGATTATCGAGAACGGAAACATACGGATTGTGACGAAGGAAGGCGGGGGACTGGTGAACGGCAACCCCGTGAAGGCGGTGGAGACCCTTTCGGACCCCATCCCCTGCAACTACACCGTCAATCAGAACGACCGGCTGGGCCGTTATGAGGGCGGCACCTTCACGCAAGCAAAGTATGTGGTGCTCATCAACACCTGCGACTTTGCGGCGGAGTACATCGTACTGACCACGAAACGCGGGACGGAGTTGGGCAAGTTCCGGGTTCAGGACATCCAGTTCCTCGATGTGGTGGGTAATGTGAAAATAACGGTGGAATAGCGTATGCCAATCAGCAGGACATCCTCAGGCGGTGGGTTCACGAAGTATGTGGAGCGGCAGGTGGAACTTCGGATAGAGGCTTGCATCGAACTGCTCGACTACGTGGGGCTGCAATGCGTGAAGGAGGCGAGAACGGCAAGACGCTACACCGACCGCACAGGCAACCTGAGGTCTTCCACCGGATATTACGTGCTGGAGGATGGGCACGTGGTGAAAAGGGGCGGCTTTGACGCCGTATCCACCCAAGCCACGAAAGGCCCTTCGGAAGGCAAGAAATTCATCGCCAGCCTTTGTTCCGAATATCCGACGGGCATTGTGTTGATAGTGGTGGCGGGCATGAAATACGCGGCTTATGTGGAGGCTCACGGACTGAATGTGCTGGACTCCGCCGAGACGCTGGCCGCAAGGCTCATCCCGCAATTATTAAAGAAACTGGGATTGATTTGATATGGGAAAGAAAAGCATGTTGAAGGTGGAGGAAGACGTCTATGCGGTACTCGTGGACTTCTTCGACGGCAAGATAGGAGGCACGGTCTACAAGAGTGGCATGCGCCCCCTCGACGCCACGACGGAAGACGCGGTGGTTATCGTATCCACCGGAGATTCCGAGCAGATTCAGACAGGACGCATCCATGTGAACATCTACACAGAGGATGTGGACTGCGGAAACGGCAACCTCGTGGAGGATAAAGGACGCAACACCGAACTCTCCGCCCTCGACGAACCCATGCTGGAGGTCCTGAACGATGCCCTTTTGCACGAATATGCCTTCCGCCTGAACCAGGCTACCTGCTCCTTCCCCGAGGAAGGGATGCACCAGCATTTTGTGAGCATTTATCTGGAATTTAAAAGAGTAACATTCTAAATTTAAAGAATATGAGCGAGAATAATAACATTGTTATGGCATGGTCGGAGTGCGAGATCGAGATGGGTATCACCAACGATGACGGCACGATGGCCGCTTCGCTGACTTCTGTCGGCACCATCAAGGACAAGTCTTCCACGCTCGAGGCTACCGAGGGTGACACGCTTGAGGCGAAGGCCACCGGCGGCAAGACCGTGGGCAAGGAAACCCTTGAGGGAGGATACAAACTCTCTACCCGTGTGATCGAGCCGAGTGACGAATTGTATGTCGCTCTGGGCTTGTCGAGCGAAGTGGGCACCGACGGTGAGCAGAAGGTGAACACCCACGTAGTGAGCGGCTACCGCTCCTGCAAGGTCACCCCGAAGAACGTGGGCGCCAAGGGTATCAAGGCGCCTGCGTGCAGCGTGACCGCAAAGCCCGGTTGGAGCGAGGAGGATGGCAACTACATCGATTTGGATTTCGATATCCTGAAAGGTGCGGCCGGCTATTGGTACTCGAGATTCACCAAGAAGAAGGCGGAAACGTCCGAGAAGAGCGCATAAAGGCCGTAATGGGACTTTAATGGTTGGGCAGTCGTTTATGGGTAAGACGTTCCCCTGCTCTGCGGGGAAAGAACCGGGTCCGAATCCCGGCTGTTCGCAATAACAATCAATCACAATGGAAAAGACAATAGAACAACAGGTGTCGGATGCCGTCCTTCAGGAACCTTACAAGGTGTCGCTGGGTGGAAAAGAGTACACGGTGGCCCGTCCTACCGTGGCCACGCTCATCGAGGTGTCCAAACTGATTAGTGGCATGCAGGTGCCCTTCCCGAAAGAGGAAGACGGAAGGCTGGCCTATACGCTGGCCTTCGCCAAGGATTGCGAATGCCTTGGCGATATCGCCGCTACGCTTATCTTGGGCAAGAAGGGTATCGTCACCAAGGAGAAAAAGGAGAGGAAACGCTTTTTCGGGCTATTCAGGGAAACGGAAGAGGTGGATGTGAACCATCGTTCCATCCTTTCGAGGGAACTGCTTGAAAACGCTTCCGGCGAAGAACTGCTCGGCCTCATCAAGGAGACACTGGATATGCAGCACATCGCTTTTTTTTTCTCAATTATCACTTCCCTGAACGAGGCAAACGTACTGAGAAAGACAAGGAAGGCGACCTGAACGACAGCATCTGGGCCATCATATTGGGCATGTCGAAGAACCTGGACGTGACACTCGACTACATACTGAATGAGATGAGTTACGAAAACCTGATCATGTATGGGTACGCCATCCCGAGTTACGAGCCCAAAAGCAAGGAAGAACGGAAATGGAACGAGCGGCTGGATGCCAATAACCCTGATAATTTCAAACAATCTAAAGAAGAGGAATTTGTACGATGAATACGGAAAACGGCAAAGAGAGTTATGCATTAAGGCTTGAAACTACCCAGTTGCTGGCTGACGGTAGGCGGGCTGAGAACGCCTTCAAATCCATCGGTGACAAGGCCGTGGCGGAGGGTGAGCGCATCGACAACACCTTCCGCAACATCGGAGCCGGCATTGCCGGATACTTTACCGTAAGTGCCATCAAGGACTTTGCCAAGCAGATTGTAAACGCACGCGGCGAGATTGAGAGCTTTCAAATCTCGTTCCGTACACTTATCGGTGATACGGACAAGGCGGATGCCTTCTTTTCGGAACTGAAGAGTTTTGCCGTGGAGACCCCGCTGCTTCTGAATGATCTGGCCAAGGGCGGGCAGTTGTTGCTCGGTTTTGGCGTGGACCTGGAGAAGGTGATGCCCATCATGAAGAGCATCGGTGACGTGTCGATGGGCAATGCGGAGCGTTTCAACTCACTTACCCTGGCCTTTGCGCAGATGAGCGCCACGGGCAAACTGATGGGGCAGGACCTGCTTCAGATGATCAATGCCGGATTCAATCCGCTCACCACCATGGCGGAAACCACTGGCAAGTCAGTGGCCACTCTGAAAGACGAGATGTCGAAGGGTGCCATCTCCGCCGAAATGGTGGCCAAGGCTTTCCAGGACGCTACCTCGGAAGGCGGTAAGTTTAACGGCATGCTGGAAAAGCAGTCGAAAGGTATAAACGGTGCCATCAGTAACTTGGAAGGCGCTATCCAGGATGTCCTGAACGAGATAGGCACGAGCGGTCAAAGCGTTATCACGGAAGGCATTTCCCTCGCTACCACTGCCGTGAAGAATTACGAGAAGTTGGGGCAGATTCTCCTGGGTATGATTGGGACCTACGGAGCGTACCGCGTGGCCGTTATCCTCGCTACGGAGGCGGAAAAGGGCTATACCGTGGCGCAGACACTCAACTACAGGGCCCTGCTGCTGGCGGAGAAGGCACAGAAAATGCTGAACGCTGCCATGCTGGCCAACCCCTACGTGCTGGCCGCTGTGGCACTCGGCACGTTAGTCACCGCCGCATGGGCGTTTCACGATTCAGCCACATCCGCCACAAAGGTGCAGGAACGCTTCAACCGGGAGATGGAGGCAGCGAAGGAAGCCAGCGACAACGAGCGCGAATCCGTCATGAAGCTGGTGGAGACCGCACGTGACGAGACAGCCGAGCGCGGCAAGCGCCTCCTTGCATTGGTCAAACTGTCGGAAAAGTACCCCGAGATATTCGGAAAGTACGACCTCGAGAGAATCAAGTTGGCCGACATCCTTGAACTCGAAAAGCAAATCAACGCTGAGATTGACAAGCGTGCCGGCAAGAAGAAGGAAGACCGTATCTCCGAACTTCAAGGGCAAATCACGGAATACGAAAAACTGGTCAAGGCCAATTCCGAGGGCAACGCAGGCTACGTAAACAAGCTCAAGGAACTGCGTGCCGAAAGGGACCTCCTTCTGAAGGACCGAGGCGGCAAGATCCAGGAATCTTTCCTCGGTACGCTGGACAAAGTGAAGCCGGAAGACCTTGACCATTACGTGGACGTGCTGAAGAAACGTATCTCAGGCCTCGCCGACGATAAGGATATCACGCTGAAACTTCCCATCGATGTGGATGGAACGCTGTCTGACGAGGCCATTTATTCCGTAAGTCAGATAAAGGCCCTCATCAAAGCGGTAGATGGCCAGAAAAACAAGACACCCGAGAAGAAAAAGACCTATGGCGAGGCCTACAAAGAAGCGGAGAAAGAATGGAATGCCGCCAAGAAGGAACTGAATAAAATCAGTAAGGACAAGGACAAATATACCGAGGAGGAATACACCAAGGCCAAAACGCGCGTTGAAACGGCCGAAAAAGCCTTTAAGAAGGTGGGCGGCAAGACCGACAAACAGACCGAGGCTGAGGAAAACAAGGCTGATAGGATTCGCAAACAGACCGAGAAATACCAGCGTCTGATGGACACTGCCGCGCTGGAGGAGAAACGCGCCCGAGAGGACATGGAGAACCAGGTGGAACAAGCAAGTATCGATTCCGAGAAGGATGCCTCCGAGAAAATACGTAGGCAGATGGAACTGGACTTCGAGAAGGAGATGCAGCAGATTGACCGGCAGAAGGAGGATGCCCTGATCAAGAAAATCGAGACTGCCCGTGAGATTTGGGAAACCAATCCCGAGAACAAGGGCAAGGCATTCGACGCTACCGGCATTGTACTGACGGATGAGGAAATGCAGCAGTACAACAACCTTTACAAGGCCACCATCGACAAGAATCTCAAACTCATCGATGACCAACAGAAGGCTGGACGTGAGGCCATGCAGAACTATTTGGCGGAGTATGGCACCTACATGCAGAAGCGTCAGGCGCTCACCGAACAGTACCAGGAAAAAATTGCCAACGCCACTACTGAGGGTGATAAGAAAATCCTTCAGAAGCAACTGGAGGAGGCTCTGTCTAATCTTGATATCGAGAATTTGAAGGCTTCCATCAACTGGGAGGGCCTCTTCGGTAATCTCTCCAATCTGACCAAGAAGGAACTCTCCAGCCTGAAAAAACAGTTGGACGACTTTAAGAAGAGCGACAAGTTCGAGCTGATGACGCCCGAGAACAAGAAGGTCATATTAGAGGCCTACGAGAAACTGTCGGAGCAGATGAACACCAACGGCGGCATTTTCGGTGGACTGGTAAGCGCCACAGAGGAATATAATACGGCTCTAATAGAGTTGGCTGACGCTCAGAAAAAATATGACGAAGCGCTGGCATCAGGAGTGGAGGATGTTATTGAGCGTGCCAAGAAAAAATTGAATGAGGCGCAGACAAATGCGACGAACAAACGTACTTCAAAGACCAATGCGGAAGATGCCACTACAAAGAAACTGACCACACTGGCCGGAGTGATTACTGACCTCGGAAACGCTTCCGACCTTACGTTGGCGAGCCTCGGAGGTTTGGTCGAGACCACCACATCTGCCTTTTCTGAGGCTGCGGGCAAGGTCGGCGGCATTATTGGCGCCATCCTCGGTGTACTTGACAGTATTGGAGACCAAAGCGTGGATGAATGGGCGAAAGACATGGCCAATAAGGTATTCACGGCTATCGGTTCGGCGTTAAATTCCAAATATTCTGTCTTGCACTATATAGCGGGTGGATTGATGGGCTCCAGCGACGAGACACTGGAGAATGACATCGAGACGCTGACAGCCTCTAACGAAGCCTTGAAAGCGTCTATGGACCGCCTCTCGGAAAAGATGACTGAATCCGCTACGGCAGAAGCCCAGGGCATCTACGAGGAGCAGCTTAAATACCTGAACGAATCCATCGCCAACACCCAGGAGATGATGCAGCGCAGCGCTTCCGCTTACTCGAACGGTACATTCGGTCTTGGAGGAAAGCATTCCTCGAACAGCAAGATTGATAAGGCAATGAGCGCCTCGGATTGGAAGCGTATCAGCAGTATTCTCGGAAAGACGGTGACAAGTGCGAGCGACTTCTTCAGTCTGACAGTGGACCAAATGGCCCTCGTGGCTGACAACGCCGCTGACCTATACAACAAAATCAAGCAATATGCCGATGATGGTTATAAGGATGCGGCCCAGTATATGGACGAGTACATTGCGTATCAAAAGGAACTGCAGGAACTGCAAGACGCGCTGAACGAGAAACTGACTTCCACCGATTACAGTTCTGTCAGGGATGAGTTCAAATCCAACCTGCTCGACATGGAGTCGGATGTGGAGGATTTTGCCGAATCATTTGAGGGTATGATGCAGGAAGCCGTTATCGAGAGCCTGATGTCTTCAAAGTACGACGACCTTATCAAGTCATGGTATAACGATTTTGCCACAGCCATGAAGGACGGCAGCCTTTCGGCAGATGAAAACAGCCGGTTGCGCTCGTCGTGGAACGACATGGTCAACCAAGCCCTTGAGGAACGTAATGCGCTGGTGGATGCGTTGGGATGGGATACCTCATCCTCAAGAACGGGCTCCAGTAGCAGCGGCATAACGGCCTCGCAGGAAAGTGTGGATAAGATAGACGGAATAGTGACCAACATACAGGGACACACCTATTCCATCTCGGAGAATATGAAGGTGTTGGTAGGCTTGGCTAATTCCGCTTTGGAAAAACTGACTAACATCGATGACAATACCCGCAACTTGTGTGACAAGGCTGATATCATCGTAGAACAGAACGAGAGTATCAAACGGGAGGTGAGCAGTATCACCACCAAGGGTGTAACCATTAAGATGTGAAGCCATGAAGGGAAAGTTTTATATAGACGGAACAGACGCTTACGAACGGTACGGAATATTCGTGGCGAACGATGGATATATAGGCCTCATCTCCTATCCGGCATTCAAGAGCCTGGACAGCAATTCGTGGCCTGAGGAGAACGGATGTGAGACGGATTTGACAAATCCCGTACTCAATTATAGCGAAATCAGCCTGAATTTCTATGCCAAGGACTACTATAAGGCGATGGACTTCATTGTGCTGATAAGCGACAAGTCGTATCATGATTACCGGTTTGAGGAAGTGGGCGTCACCAAGTCGCTCCGCCTCGTGTCGGAGGTGAATAAGAAACTCTACACAAGTATGGAGAGTTTTACGCTCACCTTTTCGGATGACGAACCGATGAAGGGTTATTCTTATCAGGATCCATCGGATGATGGCGATGTGCGGGTGTCGCAGGATTACGAGATTGATGGCAAATTGATGTCGGACTATGGCGTGTATCTGCTGGATGGGTCGGACGCGGAAATCGTGAAGTCTCCAGCCGTAAAGAAAAACCTGCTGATTGATATTCCGAGCCACAAGGGTGCCATCTATGACGGCAACCTGGTTGTCTTTGAGAAGAAGGATGTGGCATTGAAGTGCTTCATGAGGACGAAGTCGGTGGAGAATATGTGGCGGAATCTGAATGCGCTGGTTTATGATCTGACCAAGACGGTGAAAACGGTGGATGAGGACGGATATGAATACGACTCTGCTGAGAGAACTTTCTATGTGGATGATATGACGGAGGAGTATCCTTGCTACTACAATGGATTGAAGGCTACGAAATTTCAGGTGCTTCCCGACGGACGTGTATGGCTGGAGTTTACTCTTAACTTGGTATTCACGAAGTTTGTGGTTAACGGTATCGAGATTCTTCTTGCTACTGAGGACAACGAGCTGATTGTTACAGAGGATGGAGAATATTATATAGATTTGAAGGATTATGGGGATTAAAAAGAAAAAACTGAGTGAACTGGACCTTGCGGATAACCTTAAAGGTCTGTACACGTTGGGCGTGAAGATGGTCAACGGCGTTCAGAGGAGTGTGAAGGTCAGTCTGGAGTATATTCAGACGGCTTATGAAAGCGCTGTCAAAGCCACGTCTGCGGCCAACGAGGCGGCTGACGCTGCCAATACCTCGCGCAAAGCCATCGAGGCCAACGAGGAGGAACGGAAGTCCAACGAAGAGACCCGCAAGAACAACGAGACAGCCAGACTAAGTAACGAGGCGGGTCGGCAGAGTGCGGAGACCGCTCGCTCCTCGGCTGAGGAGACCCGCAAGGGCAATGAGACGGCACGGCAGAGCGCTGAGAGTTCACGGGCTTCGGCCGAATCCGTTCGTCAGGAGCATGAAGAGAAACGAATAACCTCCGAGAACCAGCGTGAGGCCAATGAAACCTTACGTAAACAACAGGAAGCGGACCGCGCCAGCGCGGAGTCTGCGCGAGCCTTGGCTGAATCCTCGCGTGCCAAGGCGGAAACAGCCCGTGTAGAGGCTGAATCCTCCCGTGTAACCGAGTTTGCTACCGCCAAGTCCAATGCCGAGCTGGCCACCTCAGCCGCCAACCAGGCAGCAGATACGGCCAACCAGGCGGCAGTCAATGCCAATGCGGAGGCTGCAAACGCCAAGTCGGAGGCTGCGTCGGCCAATGCGGC